GCGCGCCATGCCCTCGGTGTAGCCCATCAGCCCCTTCGGGATCGGCCCTCCGGCGAAGAACGAATCGAGCAGATGCACGATATCCGCCATCTGGTCCAGATTGCTGTCGCCCTGCACCGCGCTGACGCTGCCCTCCTTGTTCATGTAGTAATCGGTGGTCGCGCCCTCGGTCTGGTCCTTCTCCACCTGCGCGCGGTACGTCTCGATCTCGCCAGGGCTCGCCCCCTTTAGCACATGCGCCATGCGCAGCGGCGCGCGCATCCGGCGGCGTATCACCAGATCCTCTTCGGTCATGCCCAACTTGCGCCACACCGTGCGCGAGGCGTCCAGGAACGGCCTGCCCAGGCTGCCCATGTCGTCGAAATTGTCCGGGTCGAAACGCGCGTGGAACAATTGCCACAGCGGGAAGCTGGCCTGCTCGCTGCCGGTCATGATGTCGAACTGGATGTACGCCTTGGCCACGTCCTTGAACAATCCATCCGCGCCGATGTTCGGCAGGATGGTCTCGGACGGCATGCGGATACCGGACACCACGTTGTATTCCCGATCCAGCACCCACTGGATCGGTAGATTGCCCTCCATCACCAGCCCGCGCGCATCGCTCTTCAGCTTCTCGATGCGGTTGAGCTGCAAGCGCCGCTGGAACTCGTCCCACTCGCGTTCCAGCACCGCGCTGGCCTCGCCCTGCTGCATGATCAGCCCGCCCTTCACCGTATCGCGCGCGATCTTGCTGTGGATGCGCTTCACCCGCCCGTCCAGCTGGTCCATCTCGCGGATATCGAGGATGGACTGCCTTAAATCTGGGTCTACCCACATCACGCGGTACAGATACTTGACCTGATCCTCCGCATTCGGCCGCCGCCCGATCTCGCTGGTCGGCGCGTTCTTAGCCGCGGTCTCGTTCGGCAACATCTGCGCCGGCGTCACCCCCGCAAACCGCGCCGCCGCGCTCTTCGCCCGCGCCATCAATCCATCAAGCAGTCCCATATCCGTTTCCTTCCATTTTTAAATCCGTTCGCCCTGAGCATGTCGAAGGGTGAAGTTCAACCTCCCCCACCCCGCGCCACCCGTCCATCATCCCAGCCTCATTCAATTCATTAAAAAACGGCGCCATATCTGGCAGATGCTCAATCACCTCCGCTTTTCGACGAGCCACCTGCTTCTGCTCTGTCACGCTCAACTTGCGCAATACCTTGGGTGGCGGATCCTGATACAGCGGCTCCGGCTTCACAAAAAAATGATGCCTGACCGCAGCGATCTGCTCCGCACTAACATCTCCTCCCCTGACAAGGGGAGGCCGGGAGGGGTTTGCCGTCTGCCGACTCACGCCGCCACCCTGATATTCCCCTCTCCCGCAAGCGGGAGAGGGTGGAGCGCAGCGGAGGGAGAGGGCTGCTCCCCCAGCATCTGCGCCCGCGTCTGCACCCTGCTGCCGATCACCGTCGCCACATCCTCCATGCCACGCGTCACCAGCGCCCATACCCCCGCGCAAGCCGCATCGAACAGATCGTCCCCCAGCTTCGGATTCACCATCTTGTAACTCGAATAACTCACCTTCGTCGGCAGCGCTTTGATATTCCCCACCTGCCGCACAAACGCCACCCAATCCGGCTCCCCTCGCCCGCTTGCGGGAGAGGGGCTGGGGGAGAGGGCTTGCGAGGTAGCAACATGCGCAACCTCCTTCGCCTCCGCGATCTCCCGCCCATCATCAAAATACGGAATCGCCGCCTGCCCGTTATGAAACGCCGCCCGCAGCGCCGTCGCCATCGAATGTTTCACCATCCCCTCGAACCGGATCGGCGCAAACGGCCACTGCGACCAGGTCGTCGCCGTGCTCTCCCCGTCGCCGATCGTGCGCCGGTCGATCTCGGTCAACCCGTGCGCATACAATTCATCGTTCAGCGCAGTCAGCATGCCGATGCCAAAGGCATCGCCCATTGCATAATCCGGCCGGAAATATTCCCAGAAACCGCGCAGGTCGCGCTGCACCACCTTGTCGTCCGTTGCCGCAGGCCAGGTCTTTACGAACGGGAACGTCACAAAATTCCCGATCTGCTCGCACACCACCAGCGCCGACTTCGAAGCGTGCAGCGATTCGCCGTGCCCGCTGTGGTCGTATCCCAGAGAGATCAGCCCGCGCTTCTTGTAGCGCATCCCCGGCATCGGCTCTGCGATCTCCAGCTTCGCCTGCAAGCCCACCGACATCGCCTTGCGGATATACTTCTCCCAGATGTGGTTCTGCGCGCTGACGTTCTTGCACAAAAACTGCCGAATAAACTCCCCGTCCGGCAACTGCGCGCGCATCTCCAGCATGAACGCCTCGTTGAGAATGCCCATCTCCATGCCCAGGTACACGTTCACGATCGGCAGCAGGTGATATTGCTTGGAATCGATGAGCATCTGGATCACGTCCGCGCCTTTAAAAACACCGGTCACACGGATCTGCGGCTTGAATGAGATGTCTCTATCCGCGCCCATGCGCCGCGCCGATCCCAGCATCGGCAAAAAACGCGACATCAGCCGATCTGCCGGGCAATCATCTACTTCTTCTATCGAGGCGTAGCTGATCGCATCGCCATCGATTTGAGAACAAATTCCGTAGGCCGAGGCTTTGGATAAATTGGCGAATTGAAATTTGGTATCGGAAAGCTGCTCTCGCCCGCTCTTATATTCGATGTAAGATTTCAACATCGGCGAGCGGCGTATCGCTTCGAGGTGATAGTTCAGATTATTCTGCGACTGCTGCAAACGCGGCGCCACGATGCCCAGCTCCTGCGCGGGCGTGGTGGCGAGGTATTTTAATGCATGTAATTCCTTGCCGGCTGTCTTGCCCGTCCGCCGGCACGATACATCGATGGTGTTTGGGTGTTCGTCCATCTCGACGCACTTCAATATCTGGACTGGATCAAGTTCCACGCCGTGAACATGTTTGTGCCACAAAGCATGATCGTCCTTGTAGCGCAGTAATTCTACCTCTGCGCGGCTCCGGACAATAAGACGCTGGGTTTTGGTTATGCGGGACACGGTATCTGCCCCCAACACTCACCAGTTTTAATTCTCTTGATCGTGTTCCATCCAACGCAAAAGTCCCGCGCGATGCTTTGTATTTGTTCGCCACTAACAATGCGGCGTTTTATCTCAACCACATCAACATTTTTAAGCCGCGCATTGCCATTGACCTCGCCAGTCTTGGTTTTATATTCGGCATTAATCGCGCCGATCCCAAGATGTTTCCACGATTGTCCTTTCCTGATTGCGACAATAGTGGCTTCACCAACGCGATATTGGCTGGCGATTTCTCTGGCTGGTATATTCCCTTGCGCCAGCAACAAAGCTATTTCCTTAACCTGTATCTCGCTTAACTTCGCCTCGTAGTGTTCTTCTCCGAATGCGGCGACTCTCAAGCCCGTATCTATGGCATGCCTGATGTTTTCTTTCGCTGTAACCCATTCCAAATTGTCAGGTCTATCATCAGCTTTCTTGCCGTTTTTATGGTTGATCTGCTTGATTGACGCTGGCATCCCAAGCAATGCAATACCAACCACGCGAGAACGGCGGCATAGCCCGACGCCAGACAAGTGGATCAACGCATAGCCATTCTTGTCTAGCGTGTGAGCTATCTCGTGCGTAAGCCCTTTACCACGAAAATCGGTGTCAAATATGCGGCCATCGCTTTCCACGATGTATTTGCCACTTTCAAGAACGGCATTGATGCGTTGATCTTTGCTCATTGTGTGCCGACCGATCTCAATTCATCCAGCGCCGCCGCAACCTCCATGCGGATCGGCTCCAGCAGATTGGAAAGTTTGTTGATGTCAAAAACCGCCTTGTTGTCATAACCGGCGAGTAAAAAAGTCAGGCTATCCAACGCCGCGCTGGCGTTGCTCAGGCGGTCGGTGGCTTCGTTGACGGGGAGTTGATCTACAACGTGCAGGCGTGCGGACTGATTCTTAGACATGGCGAGACTCCTTTTCGGTTTGGTTAAACCGCTCTCGCTCAATGCAAAATGAAGGAGGGCGGAACTGCGAGGGTTTGCATACCGGGAAAAGGAACCGGCGCAGCCGAAGCCGCCCCTCACAGCCCGCCCAAACTGGGTTGCTGTAATGACGGACGATAAAAAAGCCGCAATGCTGGCGGCTCGTCCGCCTTTTACCCGAGATGCAAAACTCGACTGGCTATGTGAGCCAGCGAGCACAGAATAAAGCAGGGCGATCAGCATTGTCAAGCGCCACCCCCTTCCTGCTGATACTCGATCAACTTCGGATCGCTGTTGGTCAACTTGTTGGCGCGCTGCACCTTTTCCGCCATCGCGGCCAGCAGCTCCATCGTGCGCTTGCGGTAATCGCTCACCTCTTCCTGGTTGGCCTGATCGTGCTCCAGCCTGCCCATCGCATCCTCTTCCGCCTCGATCACACGATTGGTCATTCCCATATCAGCCAATGTGAGCCCCGCGCGCGTCAGCAGTTCGCCCAGCGGGCGGAACAACGGGTGCGCCATCACGTTCTCGTGGATGATCCGCCGCTTCCCATCCTCGTCGATGTATTCCGCGACACGCACGTTGCCATCGGCATCCTTGTCCCACACCACCTCAGAGACCTTCACCCCGTCCGCCACGATCGTCTGCAGGATCTGCTGCACCACCGCAAAGATCGAAGCCTGCAAGTCGGCATAGATGCCCATCAACACACGCGGATTTTTTTGGTCGAAGGCTGCATGGTGCAGCATGAACAACTCCGTCTGCTTCGCGCACGCCGGCTGTGCCTTGCACCACACCCGATCCACCTCGCACGAACCACAGAACGCATACCCGTCCGGCTTGGCCGGAAAATACGTCGCCGTGCGCGCCGTCAGTCCATGCTTCATCGCGTTGAACCTTGTTCTCAAAGCCTCGTCGGGTGTGGGGTGCCCCTCCAGATTGGCGGCAGTAGCCGCCTTCCCTTCCTCCGTATTCGGGCCGGTGGCATTGCGCCAGGCCTTCAGCAGGCTCTTCTCCCATTGCGCCTGCCCGCACTCCGCCGAGCACCCCGGGCAAGCCGCAAAATACGCGAACGGATGATGTTCCTGCTCCGGTGCCCCCTCGACTCGCCCAGGCTCAGCCTTGAACGATGAAAAGCACGCCTTGCAGTAGAAGTTGATCTCGGACAGCGGTTGTGAACGGTCTTTCGCCATTGCCGCACACTAGCGGCGGCGGCAAGTCAAAAACAGGGACAAAGGCGGCAGGAAAGGGTTAAGCTGCCTTCTTCATAAATCGACCTGGGAATTGAACCGATAGCCGTGTGGTGCCCAGTAGTGCAAGTTCGGGGAGCCATCTGGTCGTACCAGGCACCACGTCCGTCCCGGACTGGTTTATAAGCTTGGTTTTGTCGTAGTGAATCACCGCTCCATTCGCGCCGATATCGATCTTCGTGATGAACGATGAGAAAAACAGCCTCAGCCGTTTGGGGTCATCGGTTGTTCGCACAATATCGCGCAAAATTGAAGCCATTTCCTTCACTTCGATGTCGCTGACAATAGTTTCCGGCATATCCTCTTCCTCAATCTTGACCAACCGCGTCTCGACCTGTTCGCGCTGCGCCTTGAGTTCGCGCAGCCTGATGGTCAGATCGCCCAGGTTCGGCGCATCCTTGCCGTGCAATTCAAGCACGCCATATAATTTTCGCAGCCTGCCCTCCACATCGCGCATCTCTTTGACAGCATCGGAGCGGCGCGATGCACGCTCTTTCACCCACTTACTGGTGAGCTCCTGCAGGTCTTCGATCATGGACGCCAGCATGTCGTGAGTGAGTATTCTATCCAGCACGATTCCCGTCATCCATTCGTCGAATTCGTGCGCCGCAATGCGTCGAGGTTCGCAATCCTCTCCTCGCAGTGCCGACGCGCAGTTGTAATAGTGGTATCGCTTGCTGCGCCCCTTGGCACTGGTGGTATGCATGGCTGATCCACACTTGCCACACTTCAACAGCCCGGTGAACACAAAACAACTATTCGGTGATCCGCCGCCCTCGCTCGCTGCGCGATCTTCGAATTTGCTTTGAATTGCCATAAATGTAGCCTCGTCAATGATCGGTTCGTGCGCCTGGGTGATGATCCATTCGTCTTTAGGCCTGACCGCTTTGGTCACATGGTTAGTGCGATTGAATACGATCTGCCCAATATATATTCTGTTCTTGAGAAGGTTCAGCACGGTGTTTTTATTCCACCGCCGCCCACGGTTCAGTCGCTCGTTTTTATTGAGCTGCATGGCAATAATTTTCGCGCCATTGCCGTCAGCACACATGCGGAAAATTTCACGCACCATACCCGCCTCCGACTCGTTGACCACCACGCGCTTGCGCTTGCCATTCGGCGCAGTTTCATAACCCAACGGCACGCGCCCGCCGTTAAAATGTCCATCACGTGCATTTTTTACCATGCTGCGCTTCGTATCTGCGCTCACCTGACGGCTGTTGTATTCATCCATGACTTCAGAAAAGGACTCCAACAGCCATCCTGCATCGGTTCTATTATCAATTTCGATTCCGGCGTAAACAACACGCGTGCCCCCTTTCTGCAACTCATGTTTATAGAGAGCGGCATCCAACTTGTTTCTGGCGAAGCGCGGAGTGTTCCAGCAGATAAAATAATCCACTTCGTAAATTTTGCAATATTGCACCGCCTCGATGAACGCAGGACGCCTATCGGTCCGCCCCGATACCCCTCCGTCAGTGAAGACCCGCAGCACATCCGCACCAATCGCTACCGCCTTCTTATGCCCCTGCTCGACTTGACTTTCGATCGGCAATTCATCGTCCGCCTGTTTGGTAGTGGAGACGCGCGCGTAAATGATTGCTTTTTTATTGGCCATGGCGCAGCTTATTCGCGCCGAATGATTTTGTATATGTGCCCAAGGCTGATTTCTTCACATAGCTGATTGCTGAGTTTTTCGCGGATTTCACTGGGCGACAGCCCAAGCCCATCCAACGTCTCTATATACCGGTTACGCTGGTAACGGAGGAACGTGCTATATCGGCAAATAGGGGGTATCAGCCTGCCGTTATCCCCAATGCTGGCGGAATCGGAATCAATGATGCGCCACAGCTTGAGCAGGTTATCCACCCCGATCGCCTCAGCCCCATCCAGCCACACGCGCTGCAACCCCATCTGACGCAATTCATCAAGACGCGGGTCGCGTTTTTTTTGCGCCGCGTTTTTGCCGAAGTTTAAGACCGCACAGACATTCTGGTACCCACCCCCCTCAACGGGAGGGGGTGACTTGCCTTGCCGACCCCCCACCCCACTGATCGTGGCAGCCAGGGCGGTGGGTGCCTTGCCGGTTCTGCGCTCCGAATTACGCTTTACTGTCTCACTCATCGCTCTACATCCCCCGATCTACAGTCAATCAATTACGCCTTCTGCCCACACCACGAAGCTAGTCTGTTGCGGAGAGCCTGTATGTTTTAGCCCGTATTGACCCTAAATTGCAGTCAACTATACAAACGCCCCGCCTCGCCTTGTCTACTCTAGGTTTAACATGGTTCACAGGGTTGCCTTCGGTGCGTTGCGCCACACTGCAACGAGTCGAACGCGTGTCTCGATGCATGGTGTCAGCCTTTCTTATTGAGTTGTTTGAGAATGTCACTCACCGGCGTGCGCATCTTGGCCAGTGGGTTGGCACGATCGGACTCACTGGTCAGCTTGCGCATGGCCATGGACGTGTAGATTGAGGTGCTCTTTGGATCTGCGTGTCCCATTAATCTTTGCCTCACCAACAGATCTACTTCGCCCTCGGCCAGCTCGGTTCCGTAGAGATGGCGCAAGGCGTGTGGATGTATCTGATCATCAGGGATACCCACGCGCTGGCCGTACTTCTTCACCATCTGCAACACCGATCGGCGATTGAAGCGGCGCTTCTCGCCGATGTAGTCATGCGCCTGCACATTACGGTTGCGTACCGTAACGAACAACACCTTGTCGCCACTGGGTAGGCTGCGATCGATGTCCTTCAATTCCTCATGTCCCAGGTACAAGCGCAGCAGCAGGTCGGCCTCGGGTGGGATGGACAGCTTGCGCTCCTTGTTGCCCTTCTCTTTGACTTTCAGGATCAGGCGAACCTTGCCGTTCATCTCGTCCTCAACCAGGTTATTCTCGTTCAAATCAACCAAGCCGGTGACGCGCAGTCCGCAGCCGATCAGCAACGCCAGCATCGCACCATCACGCACACCCTCGAACGTATCAAAGTCCGCAGCCCACAGCAGTTTCTCGGCATTCTTGAGCGTCATCACGCGCTGTAATGAATGTCCCCTCGATGGGTAAGGAATGCTGGCGGCCACGCTGCCCGACACTTTGCGGGTGGAAGCAAGCCATTTGTAGAATTCCTTCACCGCCACGATGTGCGTGTGGCGGCTGGCCGGCGCCTGCCCCATCTTGTGCAGATGTGGCCCGGTGAAGGCCAGCAGATCATCCTGCGTCGCATCGAGCAAGCTGCGTCCACCCAGGAACGTCTCCAGGCGCGTTAGCGCCAGGCGATATACCTGGATGGTCCGCTCAGATCTGCCGGCGTTGTGCTGTTTGAATTCAAGGAATGCTTCTATCAAGGTGTTCGTCAATGAATGCCTCCAGTTTTGCATAATCAAAAACCTTCATGTGTGCGTAACGCTTCCCTCCCACGACCATTTCTTTTTCACTATCCTGGATCAATCCTTCTTTTTTCAACATACGGCTGATCATGTGGCTCGAGATCGGAGCGGGAACTGTTTTTCTAAGCGCCCCATCCGAACGAGCGAACCTAATCAAATCTGATACTCTCACGCACAACACCTGGCGTTCGTTCAATTCCCCCATGTAGACCGGGTAATTGAACGTATTCTGTTTGGCCAGAACGGTCAGGCGGTGGAGCATCAAGACAACCCATCGATATACAGTCGTAGGTTTTTCAACTGATATTCTCCCTTTGGAGCCCCCCAACAACCCATCCAAAAACATCAAATTGCCTTGCAGAATGGCGCAGATGGTCTTATTTTTTTCACCCCCTAATTCATAAGTGATGTGTGCGCGAAAGGCTACCAATTCGTGTTTTTCGTCTTGGTTAAGCAACATGATGTTCTCCTTGGGTTGGTGACATAACGGATTCCAGCGGCAGCAGCGCATCGAGCGAGGCAGTCATTTCGGCCTGGATGGGATGCAGCAGCCAGAACAAATCCTCGGGGTCGATGATGTTCGGGTTGTTCTCCCCGATCAGTAGCGACATAAAGGCATTGAAGGCTTTGCTGGCTTGAGATAAGCGATCTTGTGCCTCAACAAGGCAGGAACGTTGATCTTCGGTAAGACCGGCGGTGTTTTTAGTTGACATGGCGAGACTCCTTTTCGACTTAGTTAAGCCGCTCTCGCACGATTCCAAACGTAGGAGGGCAGCGATGCAGGTTGGAATACCGGGAAAAGGAACCGGCGAGCCTTGCGGCTCCCCACACCGCCGCCCAAACTGGGTTGCCGTGTTGACGAACGTGAAAAAAGCCGCGTTGCTGGCGGCTCGTCCGCCTTTCCTCCGGGATTCCAAACCCGACTGCTCAAACAGGGCAGCGAGAGCAGAATACGCCAGCGACTTTATGGAGTCAATGGCCCGGGGGTAGCGCATTGCAGAACTATGGGACGCGGATGACCCCGAATACTCAATTAACCTATTGTTTCCTATAAATAACACCATCCACGTCCATCCATGTGTCGGGGTAAAAAACCCCACCCCTTCCAAAATTCTCCGTGGGGATAAAAATACCAACGTGTGGAAGATGGTGTTTGCTTTCAGCCCTTCTTTTCTTCTTTCTTTCTTTTTAAAAAGAGAGAGATATAGAGATATGAGGCCGCGAAACTCAAAAAGTGAACATGTGGAAAAAACACACTGACACATGGATGAAAAGTTGCAACACGTGGAAAAAAACATATCCACGGGAGTGGTGACCCTCTCAAAATTCAAAGGCTTAGCAGAATAAAACGAAAAATCCATGCGTTTCTGCGCACACCCCCCCCAACCTTTGGGAAAAAAAGCGCTCCGCGCGCCAAAAAGCGGCAGCTTTCCCTCTAAGGGGGTACGGGGGAGAGTCATGGGAAGGGGTTGGTTGTCTTAGTGGTGTCTATAAAAGGTGTGGCATAGAGTCCGAACACCTCCAGCCGCTTGAGGCTGAGCGCAGTCAGGTGCCCGATCCGGCGATCGCCGATGGTGCGCTCGACCGTATCGTCCAGGATCACCTCAGCCTGGTGCAGCTGCCGCTTGAACACCCGGTCGGACTTCACCGGCAGCCCGTTCCACTTCTCGCGCAGCGCCGGCGTGCGCGCCAGATGCTCCATCACGTGGCTGGTGCGGATCAGCAGGCATTCCTCACCCTCCACGCTGTCCCACTTGTACGGGTGCTGGTACTGGTGCGAGGCGATCTCCGACAGGATGGTCTCGACGATCCATACCCATGGCTCGCGATCGGAGCTGGTCTCCTTGATGTGCCGGTTCATCTCCTCGAGCAAGTCCTGGCTGAAGTCGCCCTGCTTCGGATCGATGCCGGCGAACTCGCACAGGTAACGCCAGCAGGTCAACATCGCGGCGTAATTGCTGGCCATGCGCACCGCACCGTCATCCTCGCCGCTGGCCATCGAGCGGTCGAGGCAGAATTCGCGCATGCGGCCGTACAGCTCCAGCACCTGGCTGCGCTTCAATGTAGCCAGGAACTCCAGCCACTGCCGCACCGGGAAGCGCGGCAGATCGTCCGGCATGATCGGCCCCTTCTTGCCGGTCAGCTCGGTGCGCACGATCTTCCCGATCAAACTGCGCACCGGCACATCCTCGCCGGCCAGCAACACCGGCGCCGAGATCAGAAACTCCGTCATGTCCGAGCCGCGCCGGTTCACCGTGTATTGGTAGTTCTCCTGCAGCAGCCCCACGGCCTTGTCGATGATGTCCTGCCGGCGGGCTGACAACTCCTCCCACCCGACCGGATGCGCGGTATGGCTGATCGAGGTCAACAGCCGGAATTCGGTCTGCAAGCTCTGCCCGGAGAACATCGTAAAGGCCAAAGTACGCTCCAGCCGCTTGATCAGCGTGGATTTACCCTGCCCCTTATCCGCCTGCATCATCATGTGCGGCCAGAACCCCAGCAGCACCTTAAGATGCCCACCCAAGCCCCACACCAGGGGCAGCAAGGCCGCATTTTTTTTGAAGGTGCTCTGATAAGCCTCGATCACTTTGCGCGCCTCGTAGGGCGTCCCGGAGGGAAAGGTCAGGTTATGGTAGGGGCATTGCTGTTCGGGGTTGGTGAAGTAGCAATCCGGCCCCTCATTCACGATCAACTTGCCGTCGCGGTAGCATAGCCCTACAAAATTGGCCGCATTGCGCGCCCCGATATCCGCCGCGCGCTCCAGGATATTCACCATGCGCAGGAACGGCGCCTGGTTGAACACCGGCCCGATCTTCTTCCAGGTATCGATGTTGTGCAGCTTCTCGTCCTCCACCACTCGGCGCACCAGCGTCGCCCCGTGGCGCGGCGTCTGCACAGATATTGCAAAAGACACCTTCGGCTGGTTATCCTCATCGCCCGTCATCGTCGCCGTCGCCCCCGATATCGTCACCCGCGAGATCGCCGCCACGCGGAACCCGGCCAGATCCGAAAACTCCAGCTTATCCTCTTCCTCGCCGTTCTCGCTGGGCGTCACCTTGGTGATGTAGCTGGTGAAATCGGGACGCACCCGATAGCGCCAGTATTTCGTATCATCGTTGTACGGCAGATAAACCCGGCGCTTGCCGAAGTCGTCCTCCACCTTGCCGGGCTGCCCCTGGATCAACCACGGCTCCAGTTTCCACAGCGCCCGCTTCAGCGGATCCACACCCTTCAATTTCAAAAAATCATTCACATCGTTGATCGGCCGCTCGTCGTCGTCTTTCCACTCCGCCTGGTCCACCAGCATCGCCGAGATATCCAGCGAGGTCAGCCGCTCGTGCAAAGCCCATGCTGCCGAAAGTCCGGGGCGCACCCCTTTATCGTTCGCCGCATCGTTATCCATGCAGATCATCACATGCTTGTTTTTCAAAAAACCAAAGTCGATATTGCCCACGTTCCCGGTGCCGCGCGTCGCAAAGGCGGCAGAACCTTTTAACTCGCAACACTCGATCGACAGCGCGTTGATCGGCGACTCCACAACATACACCGTATGCGCGCCCATCAGCTTCTTGGGATCGCTGCTCCAGCCGTAGCCGTGCTTCTCGCCCTGGCATTGCGTCTTCACGTTGCCGTTTTTGGCCGGATCCAGATAACGCAGATCCACCGCTACCACATGGCCGGGGTTGAGCGTGCGCGTGATGAACGCGGCAGCAGGTCCGCCGTGGCCGGGTTCACCCTCCGCCACCTTGTCGCTGATCCAATCGTTGAACCCCACCGTGCCCTTCTTGATCGCGCGACGGATCACCGCCTCGCTGATGCCGCGTCCGGACAGATACTCCACCGCCCGCTCCGCCTGCGCGACGCAGCGCTCCGCGATATATTCCGCGCGGCTGGTCTCGCGCCTCGGCTCATTTTCATTGCGCTGCGGCTTGTCCAGCGGCCAGCCATACAACTCGTGCAGATACTTAATCGCCTCGCCCACATCGTCCATGCCCAGCACATACATCACCAGGTCTATGCACGTGCCGGCAGCATGCGGCTCACCCTCGGCGGAAAAATCCTTGAACTTGCGCCCGCCGTCGAACACCGACAGCGACGGCGACTTGTCATCGTGATGTGGCGAGCAATAGTTGCCCTTGTCACCCGGACGCTTCAATCCCAGCTTGTCCGCGAGATCCTCCAGATCAATCCTGCTCTTCAGTTCATCTATGCTTGCCACGATCTCGTCCCTGTAATCATCTCAAAACAACGCGGGTTTCCCGCACGATTTACATCTGTTTGACGCCTGCTCTTCCTCGTCGAATTCGGTCGAGCAAAGGCAATATGGATAATCATCATCGTCTTCCGGTTCATCGCCAGAAAAAATGTCATCGATCAATTCGTCCATGATGCCATCCTCTAAAAAAGTTGACTGCGCCCGCCCAATTACAATTGCGAAGGAGGTCGAAACGTCGCAGCCTGCTGGCGGTTATTGGCCCCACTCACCGGCTTGGGTGTTGCCCCGTTGCGGGGCGATGTTCGTTATTTATCCAACAGATCGGGCTGATACGGTGCGCCAAGCTCTCCAGCCCACGCTTTGATGACGTGCTCAGATGCCTTCCGGTCTTTTTCATCGGTCAGCCCGGCCTTGATCTTGCAAGCGGCCATAAAAGACATACGCTCGCGGCGCAAAGAGTCTTGCGCCTTGGCATGATTCAGGTTGATGGCGATGCCGATCTCTTCGTAGTCGTGCAATGCATCTGCCCACTCATTGAGCTTCTGTTCGAGGAAATCGGCGGCAGAGACATTGCCTTGACTCCGGACTGCATCCGGGCTAATGGACATCAAAAAAGCGGCAATTCTGTCCACTTTGATGCAGAGAAACTCCCTTTTCTGACCACCTGCACCGTACATATGTACGGTGCAGGTACCTAGATATTTGCTCAAATGAGGGCTTCCAGCGATCTTTTTACGTTGCCGCTCCCATTGCAAACCGAACAAATCGCTGATTGGTTTAAGCGGTGTGACATCCTCGCCGCGCTCATTCTTGGTGATAGGCAACTGCAAGCCGGCATATTCGATGTTCAGTGTGATTTTGCTCATGATGATTCTCCTATAGTTAGTGGGCAGGAACGTGATTCAACTCATCCAGCGCGGCATCCACCTCGCCGCTGATCGGTTGCAGCAGGCAATACAAATCCTGCGGATCGAGCGCGTCGCTGCCGTTGGAAAGCAACGTCATCAGGGCATGGAAAGAATGGGTGGCGTGATTCAGGCGTATACGCGCCTCTTCGATAGCTAGGGACATGGCGAGACTCCTTTACGGTTTGGTTAAACCGCCCTCGCTCACTGTCAAATGAAGGAGGGCAGCGATGCAGGTTGACAGACCGGACAAAGGAACCGGCGAGCCCGAAGGCTCCCCACACCGCCGCCCAAACTGGGCTGCTGTGTTGACGGACGTGAAAAAAGCCGCTGTTGCTGGCGGCTCGTCCGCCTTTGTTCCGAGCTGTCAAACCCGACTGGCTATGTGAGCCAGCGAGCGCACTATAAGCCCGGAGATTTTGATTTGTCAAGGATTGGCAGTGAGGTGTAGCGGCCATGACACGGCGTTGCGAAGCATCCGGGGCGGGAATGGCCGCTTTGCGCCCTATG